CTAAGTATTGTTGTACTACTTGTAATAATGTGCGTTGCATTTGTTTCCTCCAAGAAATCTTATGAAAGGGACTAGGTTAGCCCAATCCCTTTGAAAGACTACCTGTTATACTTTATAAGTAAGAATTACTTTAAGTACACCAGCAGTACGAGAACCAGCATAGACTAACTGAGAGTCCACACCAAGGATAGTACCAACTAAAGCTCCTGCACCTGCTACGTAACCAGTAGTAACAGTAGAAGCAGTTAAGAAACCATCTGGGTCAGCAGTAGTACCCAAAGTGAAGTTAGTACCACCAGACAAAGTACTCTCAACGAAAACTTGACAGCTCTCGACTAAAGCACCAGCAGGGATAACTTGACTAGCCGTAGAAGCTACAGCACCATCAGTAACACTGAAAGTATATTCAACTTCTTTAGAGTCACCTGCGTAGTTAGCTACGATTTGACCCTTCTGAGAAGCTGTGTATTGACCTACATCATATAGGTTTAAAGGTTGTGCGCTCATATTCTATTTCCTTAAACTGGAGTTGCGATAACGGCTAAAGTCTCAGCACGTTTTAAACCAAAGCCATAACGGCAAGTACTTGACCATTCATCACGCTTGTAGTGAGTATTACGGAAGAACTCTGACTCAGGACGTTGACGTAGTACACCCATGAACGGCATAGATGAAGCATCTGCCATAGACATAGCAACACAAGCCTTACCAGTAATAGAAGCACTACCAGTACCGTCATACTTAGTAAGAGTCTCAGCAGTAATATCAGGTAGGTTGTGACTTACCATAATGTTAAAGCCAAAGATGTTACGAACAATGTTCAGTTTATCACCAAAGCCAGTTTGAACCATACCATCAATGTTGTAGTTGAAGTTAGAACCATTAGTTACTTCTGTGATGTTAAGAAGCTTGTTAAGTTCAAATTCCATTTCAGGAGTGATAATAAGCATACGGTTTTCAGTTGGGACATAAGCTGAATCGAAAGCTAGTTTCAATGCACCAAAATCTTCAACAGAAATCGCACCAGCTGTTGCTGTGCTACTACCAGCAAAGCGGTGAGCCTTACCATTGATTAAGTTAGCATTACCAAGAGTCTGTTGGTTAGCAATGCTAAGTACAGCCTTCTCCATGTCACGTTCCATAGCAATAGCAGACTTACGAACGTTCTCTGCCCAGAATGCTTCAGCTTGATGACCATCTTGCTTCAACTTATCGGTGATGTACCAACCGTCTTGCTTGTAGTCAGTTACCACTAAGTCAACACGAGATGTTTCCATGTTGTCAAAGTTAACAGCAGTATCTTCTTGATAATCCGATACAGCTCTATCACCAGTTTTAGTAATGGTAAGAGTGTCACCATCAGGGAACTGTGAAGTTTTGTCATCGAACAACGGACGACCTACTAACCAATCGTCTAGTGATTTTTCTAATGTTGCATCATACAATGTTTGTCGTACAATGTTTGCTTCGTTTGAGCTATTATAAGCCATGAGTTAATCCCTCAATTAAAATTTAATGTTTAAGCCTTTTGCTTTCGCAATTGCTTCTAAGTTACCTAAGTGTCCTGCAAGCTTTTGACTGCTACTAAATCCAGAATTGAACTTAATAGTATTAGCTGTACTTGTAGGCATAGAAGTAATACCATTGCTAGGCGTAAGTGTTTTTGATTGTGCTCTGTCTAAGTTGAAAAGCTTTTTGAATCGTTTAGGATTGGCTTGCGCCTCCTTGATAATATCCTCATCGGACATACCCAACTCTTGAGCCGTTTCACGAAGCTTACTTTCATAAGCATCACCGTAGACAGCTTGAGCGCTACTAATACTTTCTTGCTGATTTTTAGTAAAGACTTCTTTTTGTTGTGAAGCACTTAACTGTCCCATCACCTTCTGTAATAGTTGTTGCTCTAGTTGTTCCATATCTAACTGAGGGGTTGACTCAGTAGCTTGTTGTGTCTGTTCTTCGTTCACAGGAGATTCCTCTTTAGTGTTTAAATGTTTTAAAGCGTCATCTAGCTTTGTGCTTTGGTTAAGCTGAGCTTCAAGTTCCTGAATCCTAGACTCCAACGATTTCTTCTCTGTCACAGTATCTTTAATAAAATTCTGTGCAGATTGCCAAGACTGTTGCGCTTCTTCCGTATTAGTGAATAGACGCTCTTTACCTTGACTATCAGTGCCACTAAATAGTGGCTTGACTTGCTCTTCCTGAGCTATTGCTTGGTTAGCATCCTGAGTTTCTTTAGAGACTTGGTTAGTCTGTGTATCCATTATAAATCCTTATTTCTTTTTAAGTGGTTTTTTCTTTAATGTTTTTGAAGCACTCACTGGCATTTCTTTCTTTTTAGCAAGTGGAGAACCCACCTTTTTAACTGTTTTCTTAGTTAATGTGTACCCACCTGTAGTACTGGGAGTAGTTTTATTTTTATCTTTCATATTACACCGTATAATTTAGTTTTTTAATTAGGCTTCGTATGAAACCCCTTTTCGCTTTATTACGAATTGTTACATAAGAGAATTGGAACTTAGATAGAAAATCTGTCTTCTCCTCATCCTCCTTTAATAGCTTGTCGTATTCATCCTCAAGGTATTCCATAAGCAAGACAGTGAACTCATTATCAGACCACCGCTTATACCTACTAATCATCTCTTCTTTTTCTTCTTTAACTCTTAACTTGCTAAACTCAGCAGAGATAAAGCTAGGTATCTTGAACTCACTCATCTTCGTATTCGTCCTCTTCTTCCATCATACCCATCTCTATGGATGTAGGCTCACTTGATTGCTGTACCATCTCTTGTTGAGCAAGCATCTGTCTCTCTTGCATTTCCATCTGCTCATCAATACTAGCAAACTTATTAACAAAGCCAAACTTATCAAACCCGTATAACTCTTCCACTGTTTTAGCTAGATTATAGGTGTTTAAATGCGGCATTACCATCTGACCTATCTGAGTATTAGCTAACTGAGTTAAGCCCTGTAATTGCTGTAGTTGCCTACTAAAGCGTCTACTACCATGTGGAATAAGCTTACCATTAGCACTCAAGTCTTCTTCTGTAATCTGAGTGGTAAGCATAATACCATCTTCATCTTCTTCCAAAACTTTTATAATGCTTGAGAAGTTGTTCTTAGCAATACGTATCTCAGCTTGAACTGCATTCTCTACGAGGTCTTCTTCCATCTGTGAAGCCTTGTTAATGAATCCTCTGAATGCTCCATCATTAAGACTCTGAACTTCTGTAGCTGTCTTCTCCCCTGCTGTTCTAAACCCTGCCAGTTGTTGTGGTAATCTAGCACTTGTACGAGCTAAATCCCTGTGCATCATTATCTGGTTATCAAAGGTAAGAACAGTACTATCGGGACGAATATCTGTGACACTTCCACCTTCAGGCATAATGTACTTAGTATGTCCTGTGACTTCATCGTAAATCTCTTCAACATCTCCAACATAAGCTCTATCTGGGTATGTGAATTTGTCGATTGCATCATTCTTACTGTTCTCTCTGTGGTTAATCATGTAGTTAATGCCAACTACTTTATCTAATGGACCTTGACTCCAAAGGTTATCAGGTCTTGGTGTCCATCCACCTTTAAAGATAGCAGGGAATAACTCTTCTTTGTCTATAACTACTGTATCTCTATCAACTACTACGACACAACGTTTCTTAGCAAAGTCTCCATCCACATCATTGAATATATCACCATAGAACCACAATAACTCGATGTATCCACTGTTGTAGTACTCATCTATACTACCAAAGCCCTGTGGTACGTATTGGGCTTCTTTATAGCGTTCTGTGTAGTCACTAGCATTACCAGTACGTCTACCCATTAAATCCTTGAATGCATCTGTATCAATACATAAGTCATCAGGGTTAGCACTATTAACTAACTCATGGAAATCCCCTACAGTAACTAACTCTCTTATAATCTTAGGTGTCTTACTGAACTCACGAGCTACTGGATTGAATGCAATATCGTAAGGAGAGATACGCTTAATAGCAGGACCAGCATAACCACTTACCATCCCTTGCTCACTCTCCATACTTTCATCTTTATAGTATGTTTGGGTAAAGCAGTTACCATATCGAACCAAATCATCTACAACTTTTCTCATTTGAACTGAGAAGCCGTTCATACTATGGCACTGCTTAATATAGCTTAGTACTTTCTGTCTAATCTGTTTCGTAATAGCATTGATGTCAAACCCTTTCCAACTGAGCCAATCTTCATGTGGGAATAGAGTGCTGTAAACAATAGCAATCAAATCTTCATGTAGCTCTGATAGGATAGGTAAATGAGTCTTGTGGTCAAAGTTACTACCACCTTCTAACTGTGTTGTATCTGTAGCATGTAGGTAACTATCAATCTCAGACCAGAGTTCCATAGCTTGTGTACGAGATGAGTTCCACTTACTCCAATGGGATACTATCCCTGTAGCTAAAGCGTTCTTATCTTTATAATTCAGAGTAATCAAGCTCTTTTTCTCCTGTTGAGGAATCTGCTACCTGCATTAACAACATTCCTATCATTTTTATTTGTGGCAAACTTCGGTTTAGAAGGACGCTTGCTATTACTAATTGCTATCCAGACTGCATCTTTTAAATCGTCATGTGGCGGTCTAGTTAATCTTAACTCTTCTTCTAACAACTTCGTATAACCACCTTTAGTATGATATACGCTCTTGTTACGGTACAAAGGCTCAAACAACTGCGAGTTACGTTCTTCTTTATTCCCTTGTACTTGGTTCTTATGTTGGTGCTTTATAACAAGTGTATGACCTGCTCTTCTAATCTCATCTTGTATGAAGTTAGCAACAACCAAACCACCTGCGTTTGTCTCCACTGTAGCTTCTCTAAAGTCCCAATACTCATGCAACTCTATTAGCTTCTCGTAATATACTTCAGCTTTAGCTGTTTGGAATCTTTGTAACTCAAGGATATATAAGTATCCCTCATTATCCCAAGCTGTAACGGCAATTGAAGAGTAATCTCGTTTAGTCTTTCTGTTACCACTGCCTTCACTGAAAGCCAAATCCATACCACAAGATAGTTTAAGTTCTTTATTACCATAGTGCCATCTACCTTGTCTGTTCTCTAGCATGTTAGGCTGTAGGTACATGAAGCAATCAGGAGTAATCTTAGCTTCACTAGCCGCATTAGGGTCATTGTAGTACTGACAGTAGAACAACTCCATATTGAAAGACTCTGCTTTCTTTTGGTTCATTACGTTCTTGTTAAAGCCATACCACTCACCTGTGGTCATCTTCTGTCTAGGCCATACGTACGTACCACTACCGTCTTTACTCTTACTATCTTCTACTGTTCTCTCAAACCAAGTCCATAATGGCTTAGACTCTACTATATTACCTTCTTCATCTTCTACTTCGTAGTTAATTTCTTTAAGGTCAGAGTACAAGTCATTATCACCGTACCTAGTACCAACCATCCATTTAATAGCACCTGCTGTAACAATAGCTGAGTAAGACTGATAGACTTCTTTAATCTCTTCTCTCTCAGCGGCAGACTTGTAGTTCTCGTTAGTAACCAAATCATCAAAGATACACATCTTGTAATGCGCTCCAGTGTTGGTACTCTTTGCACTTGTAGCCGCTACTGTAGGGTCTTTCTCACCTTTAGGTCTCTTAGGGTGGTCTACAGATATTTCACTCTTAGTCCAACCACCTAACGGCTTATGCTCAAACTCTTTAGTACGAGGGTTAATCTCATAGTTAAGCATCTCAGGCCATAGCTCTCTGTGAGCTTCACTCTTAAATGTATTCTTTATTACTACTAATTGTCTTTCTGCTAGTGTTGGGTTAGAAGATACATACGTCACTGTGTACTGTGGAAACTTAGTAATAAACCATGTACACGCTACAGCAATACAGAAACTCTTACCGTGGTCTCGTGGAATCAAAGCCGCGGCATTATCACCTACACCTTCTTTCATTCCTCTCTCTAAAGACCTTTGGAAGTACAAGAACATCTCTTCATGCACATCACCGAAGTACCTGTCAGGG